AACTTCATCATACAAACCCTTGTTAAGCTTTTTAAGCAGTGTTGAACTACGAAAATTACCGCCACCTAAGTTAAATACAAATGAAGTCAGGGCATCATACTGCGACTGTGTTAAAGGCACGTTAACGTACTTCTTAACTATACTGCCGTGTTCTTCTAAATCATCTAAAAGGAACTGCTCAGATTGAGCCATAGTAACCTTCATACCTGATCTAACGCCCTTACAGTGGCCCCATGATATCGTCCACTTTCCTGCGGGGCAGCGATATGCGTGTACCATTCCATCGTCTTTTACTTTGTGTAGACCTTCAAACTTTTTAACAAGTTCTACACAATCTTTTGATACTGTAGTGGGATGCATTAAATTACCTCGTAACTGCAAAGGGAGAAGCAAATCCATCTGTTGGAGCGCCATCCGACATAGCAGGGCTGAGATTGCCCATCGAAATGTTTGCTCCCTGATAGGTGTCGAGTTGTGACAGATTATATAAGCTTCTGTTGATGTTAACTACTTGATCCCCCAAACGATTTCCTTGCAGGTCAAAACTGCGGAGCAATAGATTTCCGTTTTGATCTATAGCCCGTGAAATTGTTGTGCCGTTCTCGTTTACTGTGTTGGTTATTAGCTGGCCCTGATCATCAAAAGCGTTAGAAATTTGCTTAAATTCATTTCTAGATTGCTGATCAATATCAGTCTGTTCAGCCGCCACCGCTGCTATATTTTTAGTCTGTGCATCCAGCGTATTATTCTGTGAATTAAAGCTTTGATCAATATTGCTAAACGCATCTTGCTGGGCTGTATTAATAGAAGCAAAGCCTTGATTCATACTTGAGCCAAGTTGATCCAGAGTAGCCGTAGTAGTGTCGGCTAGAGAGTTTTGAAGCTGCATTTGGGCTTGAGAAGCCTGAGACATAGTATTCTGTATGTTAGTCTGGCTCTGGTCAATTAGCTGGCCTGTGCTGTCGAATTTGCTGGTTATTAGGTTGCCTTGCTGATCGATCTGGTTGGTAACTGTGTTGCCCAAGGCGTCTACAGTCGATCCAATTAAATTGCCCTGAATATCAAAAGCAGAGGACACGGTGGCGAAGTCGGATGTTACCGAAGCATCTAGGCCTGTGATTTGAGATCCTAGCATTAACAGATCACGGGCATTCGAGTTGAGAGTATTAGTATTCGCATCAAAGCCAGTAGCAAGTACGCTGTTAATATCAATGCCTTGGTCAGCCATAGTCTGTGACAGGGCAGTGTATTGTTGCTGGATGCTGGAGTCGAAGTTTGAACTTGCCGTATCCAGCCCTGCCATTAGGCCTTGCTGACCTGTAGATAGATCTGAACCAAGCTGATTTACCTGTCCAGACGCCGCTGTAAATCCTGTACCTATGTCTGAGCCAAGCTGATTTATTTGCCCCGCAGAGCCTGTAAATCCTGTTCCAACATCAGACGATAGCTGCCCAATCTGACCTGTTAGGGATGACTGATATGACTCAGCATTAGACAGCATCGTATTAACGTCCATCGACACGCTGCCGACTTGATTTCCCGCAGCGTCAAAAGAAGTTTCTATTATATTTCCCTGATCATCAAAACGGCGCTGTATTGTGTTGCCATTCTGATCAATACTATTGGCTATAAGCGTTCCATTTTCGTCAAAAGAACTAAACAGCTTGCGGTATTGTGCTTGTGTATTTGCATCTAAATTAGCAGAGCTGGAATCGATTAACTTGCTCACGTTACCTAGGCGAGTCGTTAGGTTAGCTGCCGCTTGTTGATCAGCCATGCTGGATTCAGAGAATCCTGTGCCAACCGCAGATCCAAGGGCGTCAAATCCAGCCGCAGTGCCTTCACCTAGCGTGCCGATTTGATTGGCTATAGCACCCTGACCAGTAGCCGCTGCTTGAGCAAAGCTGCCCAGATCTTCTCTTAGGCGGTCAGTCTGATTAGCTTGTGCAGTGGCTAAATCTGAGCGTGATTGCTGCGCTATCTCAGCGTCTTGGCTGTAACGATCCACATAAGTATCAAAGCTACTGACAAAATTATCTTGCCCAGTTTGCAGGGCGTCTTGGTTAGTCAGGCTCTGTGACGCATAAGCATCCGCAGTATCTGACATAACATCCAGGTTACTTTGGATGGCCCCCTGACCGCCCAGCACGTTTGCTTGTGTGTTGGTTAATTGCGTACCAATGGCCTCTGCATTGTTAGCCGCAGTAGTAGCCGCAGTTGATTGGCCTGTATCTAAAGCATCAAAGCGTGTACCTGCCTGATTAAAGCCTTCGTCTAAAGAGGTTTGTACAGTACCAACGTCAGTGCTTAAATCATTGACGCCAGTACCAACAGTATTCACGGCGCTCTGAACATCGCCTACGCTAGTATCTAGTGTATCAAACCTATTCTGACCCGCTGCAAAACCAGCATCTAACGAGGTTTGCAGACCCCCAGTATTGTTTTCCACAGAAGCCTTTAAATTATCGTAATACGTCTTTCTGCCAGCGTTGGCGGCATCCTGCTGGGCCGTGAGTGTGTTGTTTAAATTAGCAAATCCAGTATTGGTTGCAGTGATTGCACCAGCGGCATTAGCATTAGCCCCCGCAGCGTCTGCCCCGATAGTCGCCAGATTGGTATCAAACTGGTCATAACGCTTCGTAGCAGCGTCATCCGCAGAAGTAATTTGATCGCTGATGCCAACTTGATTATCAGCCAACGCCTGATACTGATCATCGCCCAAGCCCGTATTTGTAACTGTATCGCCGCCGCCGCCGCCCATTTTAGAACTCCTTTTTATGGATTTTGTCTGGCTCTTTAAAACGCCGCCAGTGGGCCTTTACTCTTTTGCCCAGTATTGTTTGTGAATGTTTCATCATGCCACGCATGACTTTTGTTGAATGACCAAACGGGGATATAAAATCTATTCCCCAAAGCTGGTACTGATCATCAACTACATCAGGGCGCTTCCATACTGCCTCATCGGGCATCCAGCGCTCTGCTAAAAATTCGTCTGCCTCTTCTGACGTAAGCCAAGCCCATGTCACAAATCCGACAGGTTGATCATCTGCATAAAAGAGATATGCTTTGTTGTGGATCAACGGAAATAGGCAGTAATGGTTAAATTCTACGAGGGTGTAGAGCCTGTGATCGTCAGATTTGTTAAAGAGAAAGAGGCAATCGAGAACAGTATTTCTGTTCTTCATAATGTGCCTTAGTTAAGTGATTTGAATGTAATCAGTATAGCACTTAGTTAAGTGTAATTGCAAGTGGTTTTATGGCTTAGTGGGCCAAGTTATACTGAAAGGAAAGCCTTCCTGTGCTGGGATATCTCGCAGCGCCTGTCTGTAGGAAGTCATTGCAGAGGACATAGTAACATCAGACGATGCCATCCAGTCAGTATCCGAAAGCAAACTTTCACGATGGGATCTGATGTTAATCTCTGCAACCACCTGTTCAAGATTTTCAACAGTGTGACTTACACCCCAAGCGTCACCGCTTTTGACGGGAGAGCCTGTTACAATCTGTTGGGTAAGCGGATCATACTCAGGAAGCGCCGATACAGTTACTGGATGACCATTGTAGGAAATATAAATTTCATCCGTAAGGTTTATTGGGAAAGACGTATTGGGGTTTTCGTTTCGCAAATCCTCTGGGGTATACGGAAACTTAGTTACTTTATCATCTGCAATTTTAGCGTACATTTCTAGTTTCCTTTACTGCGGCAGCGGCCCGTTATAAGACGCCGTGCTAGGGCATAGCTTATTGTTGGTAGTATTATTACCCGCTTGAGAGCTAGGTAGAGTAATAAGTACATCGGAGCCTACCTGAGTTGATCCTAGAAAACATTTTAGCCTCAATGTATTTCCGTTTATTGACCAATCCTCATAAATAAATACTACATGCCCCGCTGTACTTACCGTCACGCATACTATTTGAGGTATGCTGTAATAGTAATATCCAATAGTGGCGCTTGTGGTAATTCCAAATAAATCTGTAGTTGCAGGATTCCACACGCCTTGAAAGGGATCGTACATCCCAACTCTTAATTCCAATTGACCGCTGTGAAACCGCCTAAACAATCCGTACTGATGTGATCTTGTACCAGTACCCATTCCAAGCCCAGTATTATAAGCTTGTGGGCCGTACCTAGACAGATTATTTCCACCGTATGATAAGCTTTGAGGAGCAACCTCTTGCCGAGTATTAGTCGCCCTATCGATAGCAAACATTGTACTATCAAACAGGTAAAAAATACCCTTATCTTTATCTACTTGCGAGACATAGTTTCTTGAATAGTTTCCCGCCCCCGAAAGGTTTGCCTTTGTTCCCAACGTATTGCCGCTAAGTGAGGCATAGTATAAATTAGACGCATAACCAGAACTACCATCATGGCCTGACCACCAAATTGGGCTTTGGGCATTTGTTACTCCAGAAGTTCCATTATCAAAAAATGAAAGAGTACCGTGCGTTTGTGCGTAAGCCGTACTTCCAGCGGCTGTATAGTTTGTAGTGCTAGAACTACCAGTAGCCATATTGAATATCTGATAATAATTATTAGCTGGGTTCATCCTAAATAATTCTGTGGAGCTTATTGGAGTAAAGCCACCAAGCCCTATGTTAGCACTGACAGAGCCAGTGCTGACTGAATAGTTATTAGTTGTATCAATTTTTTTATAGCTGGTAGAGTCATACTTTGGGAATATATAAAAGTAGTCACCGTAACGATATGAGTACGGCCCCTTTAACCCGTTACTTCCCATACTAACTGAACCGTAAACAGTACCATCTGTACTGTCTATAAAATGCATATAAGAGGCAGAGGTTCCCTGCGTTCCAAACGGGATAATAGTACTAGCAAGTCCACTATTACCGCCACCGCCAGCGGTTCCCGAAGTAGCCATCTGCATATTGCGGGAAATACTCATCCCATTGCTGCTCCTGCCAGAAATCCGTAATAAGTTGTGCCGCCATCAACGGTGTAAAAACTATAGACGTTAGTCTCACCACTAGCAGGAGCATCTGGTGCAGAACCACCTGCCCAATCAACCCCTGAAGGCCATGTGACTGTAACAGTAGCGGATGGAGTAACTTTCAACGTGAATCCGTATGCAATGCCGCTTACTGGTGGATTGTTGAAGACATAGGTCACGTTAGAAGAGGGTGCGTGAGAAAAAACATTACCCGTATCAAAATCAAGTGTACTACCAGATATAGTTCCTACTGTTTCAGCGGCCTGTACTGCCCTATAAAACCCGTCCTGTAATGAAAGTAATACACTCATAATCTACTCCTAAGCTGCGGTAGAACCGTCCATGTCATCTTGATCCATAACCCAAGCATAACATTTATCCATAAACGTAGAGCCTGACTTAGCTTCTACATCTGTAAGGTTCGCACTGTAGCGTTTAAAGTCTACCTCACGGGTATCATCTTTGGGTGTTGCTGTTGCATATGCCGACAAGTCAATCATTACTGAAAACTTTGGATCAGTTCCACGTTGACGGCTGATGCTCGCTGTAACGATGCGGTAGTATGCCCCTGAGAACGAAATGCCGTAATCGGAATTTGCCTCAGATATGTTGTGTTGAATAGCCATTTTATATCCTCTTAGGCGTAAGTTACTTAGTTGTTTACTACTTCAGATGACATAATCTGTGCGCTCCACCAAACTTCTAAATTGGCTTCCCCTGTAACAGAAATTCTAAGTGAATTATGTGCATCATGTGCAGTCAGAGCCACCGTCCAACCTTCTGGATTGTATAACTCTGTAATAGAACTGGCAGGTAAGGTTGTTGTACCTGCGGCATTTTTTAGATGCCCTCTAATTTCCCAACCACCAGTTTTTGTACCATCAGGGCCACAGGCTACAATCGTTCCCGTGAAAGACATTGCAGAGTCATCCACCAGAAAAACTTGATCAGTAGACATTGTGCCGTTTGATCCATTTTCTGCACCCATAATTTTTGTTGTTGCGTCAGTAGTGCGGCAATTTAGAGTAAACCAACTGGTTTGCATTTCTCCGGCAGTACCTTGACCGCCTGATGAACGGGCAAACTGGCCTATTGTCCTTGCCTTTGCTTTTTCACCCGAAGCGAAACCTTTAGATTGGTCTACTTCGTTGTCGGTACCCATACATACAGCGCTACCTGCGTAGGCTAGATTATTACGGCCAATTGAAACAGAATTGTAATGAGTAGCGTAATTACCTGTACCGATTGCAGTAGCAAAACTATTTGTGGCTTGGTTTGAAGACCCAATTGCTACAGACTTACTACCTGTAGCTTTGTTTTGATACCCCATAGCAATACTATTAGCACCCTGTGCGCCATACGATGTACTATTCTCTGTTATAACAGCAGCAAAAGATGCTGCACCTCCTGCACGGCTTGTTCCTAAAGCAACAGAATCAGAACCAGTAACTGTGGCTTGACCCATAGCAAAGCTATCACTAGCTGAACTACCTGTAGTACCTCTACCTAGAGCAACAGAGTTTGTACCTGCTGCCTGTCCTCTACCAAACGAAGCAGCAAAGTTTCCTGTCGCCGTAGCACCAAAACCTATAGCTATGGTATCTACTGCTGATGCAACTGCACTATCGCCAATCGCAACAGCGTTTCCACCAGTAGCGCTTGGTTGAGCAGCAGGACTACTTTCATTAGCAGCATAAAGATCAGCACCAACTGAGGCGAATGAAAGTGCGCCAGAGCCATTCGTAACAAGAGCAGTTCCCGCAGCGCCATCAGCCGTAGGTAATGAGTATGCAGCGTTAATTTTTGCAGGGGTTAGGAATGAATATTTATGGATGTAATCGGAACCGGGGTGGGCTACGATCATCTGTGAGCCATCTGAGTTGAATGCCAGACCGCCTATCTCTGTATTATCCACGTTAAATCCACCACTACCCGCTGTATATACTGCGGTGGGCGAGCTAGAGTTTACTATTGAGGTTAAATCCCAAGCAGTTGATAAGTTAAACTGCTCAATCAATTTACCTGCGTTGGTGTCGGTGGTGAACAAGGATGTACCATCTGGCACAAACTCCATTGACCTATCACCATAGCTGAGATTTGACGTAGTTTGATCCCACGATGCCGAACTTAAATCCCACGCAGAACTCATAGTATGTCGGTAGATCTTTCCATTTGCTTGAATGAAAAAGGCAGACCCATCAGACTTAAAGTACATTCCAGTTGGGCTTGCTTGGACTTGCAAAGATACGTTGTCGTAAGAAGCCGTAGAGACATCCCATGCAGTAGTCAGGGTGTGCTGGAAGATAGACCTGTTTATTAAGCCAAGAATATAAAGCTTTGTTCCATCTGGCTTAAAATGCAATGCGTAAGGAATACTGTCTCTAGAAGAGGCATCTAAACTTTTATTATCGTAAGTAGCCGTACTAATATCATATGCAGTAGACAGAGAATATTGGAAAACATCCTCTGTACCATCACATATTACATAAAGTTTTGTACCATCTGTTTTGAAAAATACGTCTTTCGGGCCTGTGGCTTGTGTCGGATCATAAAAAGTATTTTGGTATACATTCTTAGATAGATCGTAATAAGCAGGAGTGCCTGAGAAGGAGACATCACCAGTAAACGTACCACCAGCTTTTGGCATCAAAGTAGCTGTGTCTACCGCTGCCCAATCATAGTCTGAGCCGTTCCATGATAAGAACTCTCCAGAGGCGGCGGTACTTGTATTCAGATGTGTATTTACAGACGTATCTGAGTAAGAAGCACCGTCGATATCTCTATTTAAAAGAAGCGTAGTTGCACTTAATGCTTTGCCAACAGGATACCCGTTATCTGTGGTTTGTACCGTACCTGATGAAGTGACGTAGTAGGTAGACCCCGTTGTCAGGCCCGATAGTCCAGTTGCAGTGCCGCCCAAAGTAGTAACAGTTCCAGCCCCGTCTTTTGCTATCCCTATAAATTTATCTGGGGTAGGGCCATTTACTGTAGCGGCTTCAATATGTTTAGCCTCAATAACATCATCAACACGGTCATTGTAGGTAAAAACAAAGTTATCAGCACCTATGTTTACCAGCCCGTGTTGTGAGGCACTACCAACACTATCGGCGTTGTTGTTTACTGCGGGGTCAAGATGACTACCTAGAGTTAAATTAGAGCCGCTTGCTGGTACGTTTATGGGATAGAGAATATGTCTACGCTGAAACTGCTCACCAGTTCCGTAGTCGCCCTCAATACCTGAATGCGTAGCCATAATAAGTTTGCCATTAGTACCTGCGGCCATTGCAGACCAATATTGAGGCATATCATTTTGTCTGTAACCCTGCCCGTTGGCAAAGGTTTGACCTGCCCCAAAGTGGTTCCAGCCAGTAACTTGATTGACCGCAAAAAGATTATGCATGGCTGTACGGGGTGCAGTTACATTACTTCCCGACACATCCAAAATTCGCATCAACGGGCGAAGGTTTAAATTGTTTGTTTGCCACAGATGTACATGACGATTAACCGAAGGAACATATACTAACGCTGCCCTACTATTGTTGGTTAATTGCTCTCCAGTTGCGTAGGATATGCTTCCACTACTGTCCACGGCATTATGAGTTGGCATATATATTGAGCCAAAGGTGATTGTTCTATTTCCAGTACCACTTAAAGTCGCAGTACGATATGCGGGCCAAGCATCGTTGTTGCCATTACCAATACCTTGAGCAAAAGCTATCAGGAACCTATTTGCCGTTGTGTCGTAAGTAATTCCGTGGGGGTTGGCGTTAGCATACGATGCCCCGCTAAAGTTGGTGTCCGTTACAACTACTGGCGTTCCAATAGTAAGAGGGTTGGAAGTATTGCTTGTATCAACAGTAACTGCAACCGCATACGTCTGGGCTTTATTGGAAGAAGAAGTATCAGAGTTGTAACTAGTGTATAAAAGAATACCAGCGTTATGGTCTGGTGACCATGCCAGTAGATTTGCTTTTCCTTGAGAATACTGAGGCCGCTGATTAGTTGAAGTAGGAGTTACGTTAAGACTATTCCCCAACTGGGTCATGTAGCCGCCAGTTCCAGAACCGTTACCTTTTAAAACTGCGAACTTAAAGGTTGAGCTAGAGCCTGTGCCATCAAACAAAGATACAAGAAAATGATCATTCCCAATGCTTACCATATTGTGTTCAGTAGAGTAGGCTAGGGTTGAATTTATATTACCTATAGTGGGGTTAAATGTACCTGTACCAAAAGTAATATTTGTACCCGATACTGTGGCAGAAGAGAATCTTAATACATTATTGGCATCACCAAACGCTACGACCAGCCTGTTACTGGTGCTGTCGAATGCATTCACAATATAGTGTTTATCTATGGCAGCGACTGTTTTTGGGGTCTGGCTTGTTAGGACTACATCAACTGCCCCAATCTTACCTGTCGTGCCATCTGAATGTAGGCCCATAGGATCACCAGCGGAAGCAGATCCAGTTAGAGATAGGGATGACTCTGATCCTGCGGGAACTTCTTCCCAATCATAATCTGAACCGTTCCATGATAGATACTCACCATTCGCTGCGGTACTTGTATTTAGATGTGCATCAACTCCAGCATTAAAACCTAAGTTAGTTCTGGCAGTAGTGGCATTATTGAGATCAGATAAGTTATTAGTTGCAAGTAACGCACCGGAAGTATCAAATGCTGCGGCATTCCACGCACTACCTGTCCATATAAATAAACTATTATTACTTGTGTTCCAATACAATGCTCCCGTAAGCAACGCATTACCGTCATTGTCTGTGCTAGGTGCTGAAGACTTAGCCCCTAAGTATCTGTCATCGAAACTGTCTAATGACGCCGCCGCCGCATTTTGGCTTACCAAAGCCGCCGCTGCCGAATTGGATGAGTTAGTTGCGGAAGTGCCAGCGTTGGTAGCACTTGTTGCAGCACTCGCAGCCGAAGTAGCGGCTGAAGTGGCGCTTCCTAAGATGCCGTCCACATAGCTTTTGTTGGTCAGGTCAATATTGGCGCTGGGCGTGTAGGTAGCTGTGACTTTGTTATTGCCCATCGTGATGCCACCCGTCATGCTTCCACCAGCTAATGGAAGTCGAGTATCACGTTGTGTATCAGTGTAGGCTTTAGTAGATGCATCTTGGTTGGCAGTAGGATCACCCAAGCCTGTAATCTTATTCGTACCCATCGCAATAGCACCACTCATAGTGCCGCCAGCTTTAGGTAACTTCAGAGCGTCTTGCGTATCAACATAGCCTTTACGGGTAAGTGTATCGTCTGTGGCAGGAGTGGCAGTCGAGGTTGCTTTATTTGCACCTAAGACAATATCACCTGTCATTGTGCCGCCAGCTAGGGGCAGCTTAGTAGCAATACTGTTTGTGATAGTAGTAGCAAAGTCGGGATCGTCACCCAATGCTGCAGCCAGTTCATTAAGTGTATCTAAAGTTCCAGGGGCGCTATCTACTAGGTTTGATACGGATGTGTCCACATAGCCTTTTGTGGCAGCGTCGGTTGATGCACTAGGCGCACCTAATCCACTGACAGTATTACTGCCCATAGCAATGTCGCCACTCATAGTGCCGCCAGCTAGGTTAAGCTTTGCAGCATTTACTGCGTCTACGTCAGCCTTTCGTGCAGCATCATTAGCGTTAGACGGGGCAGACAAATTCTCAATAGTCGCTGACGTTCCAGCGTTCATATTGAGGGTTCCGTTGACCGTCAGATTATTTACGCTGGATGTACCAGAGGCGGCGGTTATATTACCTGTGACATCACCGATTACAGCGCCCGTATGAGTACCCGCAGAGTTACCCGTGATGTTGCCCGTGACGTTGCCCACCAGATCACCAGCAAAATTTGTAGTGGCAGTTACTACCGTGCCTGTGACGGCTTGGGCTGATGAGCCGCCGACTACAGTGCCATCGATAGTACCACCATTAATATCGATGGTAGAACCTACCGTTATGGTTCCTGTGGTGGTCAGGCTGGTAGAGTTTAGCGCACCGCCGACAGTTACATTACCAACCGCAGAAATGCCGCCCTGTAGATACAGGTCTTGGAATCTTACGGAAGGCGTACCTAAGTCCACAGTATTATGGGTAGCGGGTGTAATCTGATTGTTAGAAATTACAGTGGTTAACTCACGCCAAACGGCTGCTCCAGTAGAACTACCTACGCATACATACACACGACCTGTAGTCGTATTTTCCCACATAGACCCTGGAGCGTAGCCCTGAGTATTGTCATTGCTGACCAACGGAGTAGATGTAGCAGCAAAATTGTTTTTACCGCCGTTGCCACCGTTTGCGGATGGTAGATAGCCCGATACGGAAGTTGCCAAGGGTATCTGAGGGGAGTCACCTACGCCGCCAGTATGCCCATGCCCTGTAGTGGCGTTAAAAGCAGCCGCCACTTGGTTAAACTCAGAGTTAAGCGGGGGCGCAGTAATGGGTGATCCGTTAATAATCTGCCCAGTAGACTGCCGTGTGTAACCTGCCATCTGTTATCTTCTCCCTGCCGAAGTAAATTCAAAGACCATGCCTTGAACCGAAAATGGTTCAGTCTGACCAACGGTCACAAAAGTAGCCTGTGCGGAAAAGCCTGATCCCTGAATATCACTGGTCATAATCGGCTTCGATGAGCCGCCGTATAATACGTTAGTTGTGTTATATTTTATGTTTCTGCCACCATAATTCGTAGGTGCGCCCGACGAAGATTGTGAGTACGTTGCTGGGGTTGAAATATCTCCATCCCCCCAATCATAAGTCATAGATAAAAGCATTTCCAACGGGCCTTCTGCCCGAATAAAAGTATTGATTTTACGCAGTACCTTGCGCTGCTCTGTCTCTCCGAAGTCTAAATACGGCGTAGAATAAATAGCTAGTATATCATCGCCGTTAAAATTTGTTCCCTGCTCTTGCTGATAAACTTTTCCATCAAAGTCACCATGAAGAACAAATTCTGTTGTGCCTATGTAACCGCTTTCGCAACAGGACGCCCGAATACCTAGTAACTCTCCAAATTCCCAGCTTATAGAACCCGCACTGTCTGTTAGACCGCCTATAATACCAATACTTTCGGGGGCAGACTTAGACCCATCACCAATGAAGTATCTGATCTGAGATTTAGATCTAATCACTACGCCGTTAAGTGTAGTCATATCTTCATTGGCGATAAGATCTACTAAAGTAGCCTGTATCGGCTTTGAGATTGTTTCAAGCTCCACATCCCCAATTCGGGAAGTTGAGGCGCAAGGTCTTAAACCATCGGGCGCTAAAAATACTAGATCACCACCGATTTCTAGGACGCTATCTCTTGATACGCAACCCACATTGGCAGTGACCTGATTAAGTACAAAGTTGTTGGATGCATCTACATTGATTTTCTTAATTGAGTTCGTGCCGAAAACAAAAAGATCGTCACGGAATGGTTTTATCTGTACTACGTCATAGCCAGCGGCTACCTGGCCCGCACCCGCCGCAGTAGTCCATGTATAACCATCATTAGGTGCGCTATGAGCTACTGCGGCTCTAGTTGCCTCATGCCCAGATAAGAAAACATGGTTCTCAAAAACATCGACTAGGGCAGGAGCGTTTAATGCCTGATTTCCCCCCGCCGTATTATTCGATGCGTGATAGCCCCCTGCGTGAGTGGATTTAATCTCTTTCCAATTTACCCCGTTAAATACGATGGCGGGGTTTACCCCATCCACAAAGATAATATGGTTACCCGTACCAAAATTAAACGTAGAGTGGCGCAACTTGTCTACAGTCAGGCCATTTAAAGTCATGGGCCTAGTAACGGAATGGTCTAATGTAAATTTACGCCAACCAATGTACGCAGTGTAATAATAGAAGCTATAGTTTGTGCCACCAGCATCTTGCCGTGCTGCGATAATTTTTGTGCTGTTAGTTGCATCGTCTTTGAAGATAGCAAGCCCTAAGATCTTACCTTGGCCCGTAGTCTGTCCATCTACTGTGACTTCACCATAATCGCTGTCGTAGTCATCATAGCCCTCAATACGACGATAGCCCCCGAAGAGGCTTGGTTCGTAGTTCACTAATCGTGTTGCTGCGCCAGGACTATTATCCGAAAGATCAAGATGATTTTCGTTTGAGTTAAGACCGCCGCTACAGATTAATTTAAAGGACTGTATCTGATCTGGCATTTAGAATTTAACCCGTGTGTCTCGTATCGAAACGTAGTTATTTATATAAAGGGTCTGAAGATCTTTGATGCCCTTCTCAAAGGCAATATATGCGGCTTGAGCCGCCTCTAGATTATCTTTGAACATGTACATCGTATAAAGCGCACCATCGATTAAAACGGTGTCAAAGCTTTCTGGAATGCGGGTGACATCAGTTGCATTTGTGATGTCAGAGTAATTTAGAAAATATCGGTATCTAATGGAGTACGTTTTATTTGGTGATGGGCTTACTCCATAACCGTTGCCGTGGGAAGGAAACACAAACTCAGGCATATCTCTGCCAGCATTACCCGCCGTATAATCATCATCACGATGCGTGGAGTACCACTCATCTTGGTCAATATATTTTAATGTAGAAAATCCAGCCCCCAAGCTACTATCTGCTTGGATCTGAAAGCTGTTCCAATCGGCTACTTTAAAATACTGAGGCCAAGTATATTCTGTTTGACCAACTACTAAAGTATCAGTCTGTTCAGCGGCGTTAAAAGGCCACCCGAACTCTGCCTGATTGATCTTAGCTACCGCTGATTTAACAGAGTCTTTCACAAGTGCCTGAACACCACGGACAGACAAAAAGTCAGCATCCGCAATCTCCACCTCATTTAAGCGGCGAAGGGTCTGGTTACAAAGATCGATATAAGTAGAGGGCATAATTTAAC